TAGTGAAATCAAAAATATACTGTGGCGCAGTAATATGCGCGATGATTCCCTATTGCTCGAATTAGTAATGAGTCACCTAGATAGTAATACTGCGAGCATCATCGAACGATATAGAAATGTAGATGAGGCGGTTCATATGCATTATGCTTATGTCAAGACTTATCAACTTAAACGTGATCTTGATCGCATATCGACTAAAATGTCTGACTCAATTAGATATAAAATCAAGCACGTCATTGCAGATACATTGAGTGAAGTTTACCCTATGCTGAATAAACTAATCTCATATTCGTTCGACGATGCAGAAGTCAGACACTATGTTGATGCAGTGAATGCGCAAAATAAACTAAAATCGATTGCATGACGTACACTTGTCGCGTAGACTTTACTACGCGACATTAAAATAATTTGAGGATTTATAAAATGAGCAACAAAACTGAATGGAAAGCAAACGCTTACGAATTATTCCTAAGTGGTGTAACGAAAGCTGCGATTGCGCGAACGTTTGATGTATCGCCACGTACTGTAGGCCGATGGATTACAGAAATGAGTAATGTAGTCGAAGCTCTTGCAGTCGATGCAATTGATAATGTAGAACAATCGCAACCCGTTGAAGAAGCTGTCGTAGAGACTCAAGATGAAGAATTTGAGTTCTATGTACTTGCCACACGTAAGTCAATTAGCCTATCTAAGATTGATTTGTCTACTGGGCAGATGGTCGACTCAGTCGTCGTTGACAAAAGTGCAGCAAACTTCGATGAAATCTTTTCATTGATTGCAAATAGTAAATTTGAGCAGTCAGCATTAAAAGATGCGTATATCTTATGTAACCCGAAGCTGATGGTAGAAGAGATTACTAACGGTCAGCTAAAAGTCGACTTAAATTCATCTACAATTACCTATTCACCTGAAGATGGCAGTACACCTTACGCTGTATCGGATAAGTTATCTTCTCGCGTGATTAATGCAATTAAAGAGAGTGGAGAGGAAGGTGCTAGTTCAATTCTCAACTTCTTGAATAAGTTGATGTTGAACCCGAGCTATCGTGCAGTGAATGAGTTGTACGGATTCTTGCAGCACAATGATATCAAGCTTGCAGAGAACGGTAACTTTTATGCGTGGAAAGTTGTGCGCAGTGATTACATGGATAAGTATAGTAATACCATGTTGAATGCTGTAGGTATGCGCGTAGAAGTGCCTCGCAATCAAGTTGATGAAGACAGTGAGAAAACTTGTAGTTTCGGTTTGCATGTATGCGCCAAGCACTATATCAGTTCATACAGTAACTGCGATGATCGAGTGGTTATGGTTGAAGTGAATCCTGCTGATGTATGTGCAATCCCTAAAGACTATAATGATAGCAAAATGCGCTGTGCGGGTTATGATGTAGTAAAAGATGTGACTGAACTATTCTTCAGTTAATTGATATATTATTCAAATGCCGTTAAATTTAACGGCATTTTGTTATACACATAAATAACTTTAATGATATGAGAGGATCAAGTATGTTACCCATTTTCCGTAAACCTAAACATAAAGAAAAAGTAATCGCAACTAGCCAAGGCTGGGTTGTTGAACGTACAGGCGAAGTCTTGTCACGCATTCGCGACTTAGATAAAAAGATTCTATCGACGCATGATACATTGAGTGAAATCATTGCAGAACAACCTGAAGTTGAGATCAATGCAATTGAAGAATCAGTGCAAGATGATGTAGAGACTGAAGCCGTGATCGATGTAGTTGAAGAGTCAGTGCAAGATGCCGTTGAGACTGAAGCACCTGTAGTTGAAGAGAAAGTTCGACGTAAGCCTGGACCTAAACCAAAGAAATGATCATAACACCACAAAACTGTAAAGTCTTTGCTGCAAAGTATTATGACAATCCGTTTTGTCTGAATGAGTCGGAATTCAATTCCGACTTGTTTAGGTCGAGTACCATAAAGAAACTGATAACGACGTATGCTAAAAACGACCTCACAAATATACGGTTGTTAGTCAATACTGTTATCAGTTTCTTTAATGTATTTGAGCACCATGCTGCAACATCCATTATAAAATTCAAGTTATCAGTGGATCAATATCCCATAATCAATTCACTACTAATGTTTTTGTCATTACCTATGATTGATGATTATGGTTACGACAAAGAATTATTCATTAAGTTAAGAGAAGAGTACAGATGAGGACATTTATCGAGTTCAACGAAGACTGTAAAGTCAAAGAGTTCATTGACGCATACAAGGCGCAATTAGATGATCCTGACTCACTACAGCGAGTACAAGAGTCTGATGCCGTAGCTAACACTACAGGCGGTGTAGCAGCAGTTGATGCACAACCATTCAAGACAGGCACGATTGCGGGATGTAACTACATCGAAGTTGACTTTGATACATACAATAAATGCAAGTTCGGCAAGAAGCAATATGCTCGATGGGATAAGTATGTCGAGGATGAGGAGTTGCGCGGATTCATTCGTTCTGAATTTGCAAAAACTAAGTCCCTAATGATTGTGAACCGAGAAACTACCGCAGCAACATACTTACGAAGGTAATATGATGACAAGGATCACCTTAACAGTATCAGCGTTGCTACTAATTGCATTGATATCAATGAGTACACTGTATGTAAAGCAGTCGAAAGAAGTCGCATTGCAATTATCCTATATCAGCGAGTTGCAAGGTACGATTGTCGACTTGAATCAGCAGATCATTGATGAGATTGATGAGAATAAGCGAGTTGTGATCGAAAAGGAATCTATCGCGTCGTCATTTAGACTCGCTAAGAGTGAACTCATAAAATTGAAGGGTCGACGTGTTGAGGATCCCGAAGCAGTTAGAATTGCAGTGCAGAAATCGTATGATACGTTTGTGGGCGATATACAATGCATCACAGGAGATTTACTAAAATGCGAGCGTTAGTATTAGCAGTATTGTTAGTCATTGTGTCAGGCTGCACTCAAGCGCCTATAAAGACGATATCTGAACCTAAGCGTATAATTCACCCTGAACTGCCTGCACCTGTATCATCATATGCATTTGATTGGAAGGTTGTTGTCATTGATGATAAGAATGTCGTCATAGGATTAAGTTATGATCAATCGATCGACTTTAAGATATTCTTAGAGGACGTGAAGCGTTACATTAGCGAATCGAATGTGATTCTATGTTCATACAGAAAAGATTTAAAAGAGAATCGATGCACGAAAGCTATTGACAAGTGAATGCCTAACCATTACACTAAAATCAAATTAAAGCGAAGAGTGAAATTGCCATGAATAGCCCATACGTTAGAAATTTAGCATTACTCGTTCTAGGTGTTGCAGTTGGATGCCTGTTTTCTGTAGCGTCGAGTATGTCATTTCAAGATGAAGTTGACGATCAAGCACATTATTGCTCAATGGTTGAAAGTGGTGCGTGGCCTGACTATCGTGAAAACTACTATGATGTATGTCTATGATTAGTCAGTTTGGAGGGTACGATTTAGTACCCAATGATCTACTCACAATTAAGGTTACCACGAAGACTAAACGATCTTTGTGGGTTATGTTGACTGAAGGGATATTCACTAAAAGCTGGAGACCAACTGTCAAGTATAATGTTACAGTTGAAACTAAACCCGATCCTCGTATAATCATTACTGATGATAAGATCATAGCTCACCCTGATATTATCAACGATATCATTACTCGAACATGAAAATGGCGCATTAAATGCGCCATTTCTTTATACTACAGTTATTGAGCTAGGGTGGAACCTCATACGCTTTCCTGGGTTGTTGATCAAATCGCCCACAACAATATCCTTGAATGTGTCAGTTTTGTATGTCTCATCTTCATACACATACTTCCAGTCTTCAATGTAACCTACGCGGCTATAAAGCGAAACAATAGATTCGTCAGAAATGTCAGCAAAAGCCTTGACATTCAACTTATAGTCAATATCTCGAATCATAAGCTTAATTAATTCAAGGATATTGACTTCACCGATCATCTTCATTCCCGCAGGGTGTAATAATCGCATTACCACGTCACGATATTTGTCAACGTCGTAACTTGCTTTAATTACATATGAGAAATCTTGATAATATTCAGAATCTTGTAGTCGTTTACTTGATGATAAGAATCCATCATCATTAAAGAAGTATCCTGGTATCTTCATCGTTATATTGGGTTCAAGAGTCAACTGAGCACCTGAGCCACCTACAGTCGCTGATAGGGGTTGACTTTCAGTGATACCAAAAGGCGTGTCAATAACCTTGACTGATGATATCGCACGAACTCCGTTATTCGTTCTATCAACGACGATCAACCCTTTATATACAGGGAAGTCTACAGTCACAACGTCACCTACTGATAACTCAGTTGATGTCATATAGATTCCATCGTAGCTGAAGTTTGTGAAGGGTGCACCATTGCGAGTCGCTAATAATTCATAGTTTTCAAATAGTGTCTTGAATCGAACGTCAAGTATATTATGCTCTGTCACTGTATGAGTTACAGTGAACGTAGGATCACCTTCATATTCAATGATGTTATCGAGCGCGTAGTTTAAGCCGCCCTCAATGACATTGACAGTTGACCCAATAGGCAATATCCACTCACGCTTACCGTCAGATTCAATAGGGTAATTCAAATCGAATGTCCCTTCAATATCAGTCAAGTATACCTCTGAGAATATGAACTTATTCGCATACCGATTAATAATTCGGTTGACAGTTGCACTTGCTCCCTCAAATACACCTGGAGCAATCTCCCGAGTCTGAGTGACTTTGCGGTATAAGAATGTTTCAGCATTACCCCGATTCGTCACATACATTAAGACTTCATCGTCAACCCACTTACCATCTGATACTCTGAGTACATCGACTTTAGGATAATATATCTCAATTGAATCACCAAACAGAATCTTAAATAAGAATTTGAATGACTTTTGAGAACCCAGACTTTGGAAGAACTGCTTCGAGAATCGAATCAATAGCTCTTTGTCAGCCAGCACCTTTTCAGGTACTGACATTAAATACTCGCGCTTCATCATATCAACGTATTCATTCATCGACTCTTTGAAATCCAAGTACGACAAATGTTTGTTTAAATGATTGTAGGGTGAGTCTTCAGATTCAAGCCACTCATAATATGCACTTAAAAACTCAACGAATAGTGGATAATCTTCATTGATGTATGACGATACTTGACCTGGAATTGAATGATGAATGCTCATTATAATCTCCGATCGTCAAGAAGCGATACGACTGAGTTGTCAATGTACACGACTTTATTGCGTCGAGTATAGAAGTTATCCTCTTCTAATTCAACTGACACTTCCAGTTTTGCATCATTCAATATCATTACAGAAAAGTTCAATGATCCTGTGATGTAATCAATTTTACCTACATTGACTGACTTATTCACACCACCTTTATCGTAACTCATGACGATGTTACCTAAACCATCATCGTACATTAGCTGATTGGATGCATTAGTGTCGAATATCGCATCCTTGACTAATAAAGTACCTTTACGAATCTCATTCACAAAGTCAAATTCATACTTAGATTGTAATCCCACTTTAGTTTGGAATTCGATGAATGCAGTCTTATCAATTTCAACCGAATATACAGAAGGTACGTCTTGTTGGATTTTTGATACTAGTAGGCTATTATTGTACCAGAAGTCGAATGTACGCAAAAACTTATCATCGTACTGAGTGATAGCACTCTGCAATCGAGTCGACACTTGATTAAACGTTTCGCTATTTTGTGTTTCGTCAAATAATACGCCCACATTCAATCTCAACCCAATATACTCTGCATCTACAATTTCAGGTGTAATTCCCGTTACTGCATACTCACTAATCTTATTCGCAATGATAGTCTTTACTGAATCTGCGATCACGAACCCTGCTTCAGGTATCGCGCATAAAAATATTTTACCATAGTAAGGCGGGTTATTGCGTTCACCGCCCCAAGCCTTAGCAGATTTGATGAATGAGAACTCGCGAATCATTATAGTCTCATAATCAGTATCACGCACAGCACGGTTCTGAGCTTCATACACTCGCGGTGCAAGGAACTTCATACGTTCTATAGAGTCACGATCTGAACCACCGTATGCCTCAGTTGTGACGGTCACAGTGATGTTCGAGTGCCCTTCAATGGGT